TTCGGTGTCATTTACTAATGACTTAACTGAAATGTTTGGCGGCCCCTTTGGAGTTTCAGCAACTTCAGGGGGGACAACCGCTAATGGCATTTTGGATTCACCGACATCAGTTATTGCAGGCGATCAAATATTGACAACAGAATATATTTTTCATTGTAAAAACTCAGATTTTGGAACGTTAATCGCTGGTAGTGCGATCACAGTAGGGGGCGTAGCTTATACGGTTAGACAAAACGAGGCGGGATTAGACGGATTAACCCGCGAAATTTCTTTATCTAAAAACTAATGACGACTAAAAGAGAAAATATACTTGATCAAATCAAAACAAGTTTGGCTAATACCACCAACGTCGGAAGCCGTATTTATAGAAGCCGCGTTGTACCGCTGGCAAGGAATGAATCACCAGCCCTAGTTATAGAGCCTGTTAGTGATGTGGCAGAACAGAATCTTTCTTTACCTAAACTTGATTGGTCGTTAACAGTCAGAATTTCAATTATTGTTCGCGGTGATGTCCCTGACGAGGTGGCTGATCCTATTGTCGAATCAGTTCATTCAAAGATGACGGCTGACTTAACGTTAAACAGTACTTGTATTGATGTTCAACCTCAAAGCGTAAGTTTTGAAATGGTAGATGCTGACCAACCAGCGGGAGTAATAGGGATGGATTTTCTAATTAGATATAGAACTAACGTCAATAGTGTTACTGCTTAGACGTAGGGGCTAATATAATGTGTATAAAGATTAGTTGATTGAGCAATGCCAAAGCTAACGAGGTTAAGAACGATTCTTTGCAAGCTGGAATCGAGTTATGGATCGGATCCAACTCCTACAGGTTCGGCAAATGCGATAGAAGTACGCAACCTAGAAATTACGCCTTTAGAGGCTGATGTTGTAGAGCGTGAGACTATTCGCGGTTTTCTCGGCAACTATCCTCAATTACTGGCGCAACAGCGTGTCAGTCTAACGTTTGAGGTGGAATTAGCTTCGAGTGGAGCCGTCGGAACTGCGCCAGCATGGGGGGCAGCCATGAAAAGTTGTGCGATGTCTCAGACAATTGTTAGCTCTACATCTGTTACCTATGCGCCAGTAAGTAGCTCGTTTGATTCTTGTACTTTCTACGTTGGCATTGATGGCATCAGACATAAAATTACTGGTGCAAGAGGAAGTTTTTCATTGTCAGCAAGTGTTGGAGAGATCCCAGTAATAAGCTTTACATTTACTGGAATTTATAACGATGTGACGGACACGGCTCTTCCGACTTGCACATACGCAAACCAAGCCGATCCTGTAATTTTTAAAAATGGAAATACAACAGCTCTACAAATATTTTCTTATTCGGCAAGTTTGCAATCATTTAGTTACGACCAAAACAACGAAACAATTTATAACGAATTTGTAGGCGGTACAAAAGAAATCTTAGTTACAGATAGAAAGCCAGCGGGTGAGGCAGTAATAGAAGCGCCTGCTTTATCTGCTAAGAACTTCTTTACGACTGCAACAGGATCAGCAACAGGAAATTTAACATTCCAGCATGGACAAACCGCTGGTAATAAAGTTACCTTTACAGCCGGACAAATTGACATCGCGTCGCCTGCTTATACAGAAGAAAACGGCATACAAATGCTTTCCTTACCCTATGTTGCAACACCAACATCAGCGGGAAATAATGAAATATCTCTTGCATTGACTTAATAGAGGGTCTACCCTGTTAATACTTAGACGTATTAATTAATGGCATTTGTTTTAGATGAGAAATCCTCCTATAAATGGCCTGTTCGAGTAGAGATCCCTACGGACTTAGGGAAACATACGGTTCAAACATTCCACGGGGAATTTAAAAGAGTAACGCAAACAAGAATTAAAGAAATAGGAGAACAAATTGAAAAGAACACAATTACAGAGATTGAATTAGTTTCTGAAATTATGGTTGGTTGGGAATCTGTTAATGATGATGATGGAAACCCATTGAAATTTACAAAGGCTAATTTAAAGAAATTACTTGACGTACCAATGGTTGCGGGTGCAATTGCTAAAGCTTTTTTTGATAGCATTGCGGGGGCAAAAAGAAAAAACTAATTAGCGCCGTTGAGTATTGGGGGAAAGGCGGCGTACAAGATGAAAGGGAAAAAGACGCGGCAATATTAGGCTTAAAGATGCCTGAAAAAAAAGTAGAAAAAGACTTTGCAGTTTGGCCTGAAAATTGGCCTGCTATTGAATTATTTCTTAGATGTCAGACGCAATGGAATACATCGGTTGGTGGAGTTACAGGATTTGATTACTCATCGGTGATAGCTTTAGTTAATATGTATGCGTATGACGTTGCTGTTTTTGAGGATTTACAAATTATGGAAGCGGCGGCAATTGAACTATTAAATAAGCAGGGGTCTAAATAATGCCTAGAGGTATCCCCGGTTCTGGCGGTGGAAATTATGGGTTAACCATTCACGCCAATGTTAAAGGTCAACAAAATATCAAACGTCTTGGCAATTCAATGCAAGGCGTACAAGGTAAAGCTAAAAACCTTGCGATGTCGTTCAAAGGGTTGGTTGCCCCTTTGGTTGCGATGGGTAGCGCGGTAGCTGTATTTAGAACATTAAGCACAAGTTTTTCAGTATTAGCAGAACGTGAAGCTGATTTTGCAACGTTAGCAAATGGTTTATCTCGCGTTAGTACCGACGCACCGAAAGCCGCAAAAGCTCTTAGGGCAATGGCTGACGAGCTAGGTTTTGAAACTTTATTTGATGAGAAAGCATTTCAAAAAGGTTTTGCATTATTAACCAGTTTTAAAAATATTGGTCTTGATTCTTATGGACGCGTAGCAGAAACGGCGGCTGATTTAGCACAAATAAACCAAGTTGATTTAAAAAGTTCTTTTTTACAGTTAGCAAAAGCTTTAAGTGATCCAACAAGGGGCTTAACGGCGTTATCTCGTTCAGGTGTGATATTTACCGAGCAACAACGAGAAATGATTCTTGAGTTGCATAAATCAGGCCGACAAATGGAGGCGCAAGCGGAAATTCTTAGAATCGTTGAAGGCAGCTATAAAGGCGCGGCAAGGGCAGCAGCGGAGGGTTTAGCGGGGGCTTTCGATACGTTAAGGCAAAAGGTAAGGGACTTTAACGAGGCTTTAGGAGGGGCGGCAGAACCTTTTATGGAGCCATTAGTTAGAGCAACAACTGAAGTGTTTGATGTAGTAACGGATGGATTAAATGCAATTAGTGATGATATGGTTGTCTTTGCAAAAAATATAGAAACAGCATTAAAACCCGTTTTTAAATGGTTAATTGAAAATCTAAAAAATATTCTTGGGTTCTTTGATCAACTTTTCGCAACGCAAAGAAATTTAAGGGAAATACAAATTAAAGAAGGTGATGGAGAATTTCAACAAATTAGAAAAGACTTATTAAAAAGGGCAGAAACTTTTGCAATAAGAAAATTCAAGCAAGATTTGGGAGTTTATAAAGAAGGCGAAGAATTTTATGCGATGGGTTTTAAAAGGAAATTAAAAAAAGGTGATCCATTAATCGGAACAAGTAGAAATCCGGCTGATTATGCAGGCTTAATAAAAGATATAAAAAACGAGGAATTTAATAAGTTAGTAGCTAATTATGTTGAGAATGTTTTAGGTATGAAAGCAATAAAACCAGCGGTTGAGGAAGTAACAATAAGTATGGATGGACAGGTTAAGACTTTAGAAGGTTTAAAAAAAGTTTCATCAGAGGCGGGTAAATCATTAAAAGAAGTATTTAGCGACAATATGAAATCAAAACTTGATTCATTCGGTGAAACACTCAATGACTTTGGTTCATTGGTCGGCAATACGATCACGAAAGCGTTTAAAGGTTTAGAGGATACTTTGGTGAATTTCGTGACAACCGGGAAGCTTCAATTCAAATCATTAGTTCAAAGTATTATTGCTGATTTAGCAAGATTAACGATAAGAAAAGGAATAACTCAGCCGTTATTTAATGCGTTTAGTAGTGCGTTAGGTGGAGCATTAGGGGGAGGAACTCAAACAGTTAGAGGGTCGGTTCAAGGTTCGGGTTTAAATGCTTTAGATTTTGACAACCCAATGGCAAGCCCTTTTGCTACAGGTGGTTTTGTTAATAAACCTACTAACGCCCTAATAGGTGAGGCGGGTTCCGAATATGTCATTAGAGCCGATCAAATGGATCAGGCAATGCGGCGCTACGCCAAAGGAGCAAGGGGGCAAAGTGTTATTGATGGCGTAGGTGGTTCTGAAGGTGAAAGCGGTAATCTTGTAGGAGCTGGCGCGATAGATGTAAGGTTTGATGTTCAACGTATTAATGCAGTTGATTATGTAACGGCTCAACAATTTGAACAAGGTATTAGATCAGCGACAGAACAAGGCGCTAGAAAAGGTGAACAAATGACTTTACGCAGGCTTCAAACAAGTCCTAATACACGTAAAAGAATCGGGGTTTAATTATGGAAATAGCAGTAGGTAATTTTTTACTTTTAAATGGCACACAATATAAGTTTCAAAACTTTTTTATTAACGAAACTATTACATATTCTGGAAACGATTACACGTTTGCACCGTTTGGATTCTCTGGCGTTTCTGTTAATAGAAATGGTGACGGGACAGAGTGTTCGATTGTTTTTCCTAACAACTCATTAACTAGAAATTGGGCTGATGAAGCTATAAAAAATAAATGGTTATGCAATATAAAAGTTATGATTTTAGACCCTACCGATAACACTTCTTTTAATCCTATGCACACTTATCATGGTCGAATTATGGGCGGTCAATGGAACGAAATTAGTGTTACTTTATCTGTTGGGACTATTCTTGATTCTGTGGGGAGTGATGTACCTCAAAGACGCTTAACAAAATCATTAGTTGGAGATTTACCAACAAGTAGCGGTGTCAGATTGCAGTGATTTAATCGGCTTACGTTATAAACGCGGAGCTGATGGAACGAATGGGGAAATTGATTGCATTAA